GCCTGCCTCCTCCTCAGGCTGGTCATAATGTCGTTTTAGCGGGTTCAAATCCCGCCAACGGCTGAAGGTGATATAAAAAAAAGAAGGAACCACGAAACAAAGAAGAACAGACCGGGAAACACGAAATCAAATCTATCTTTGAGGATCACCCCTGCTTTTAAGCCGGCAGGGGCATAGTGTCCATGTAGTATCATAACAACGGGTTAAAATCCCGGCATGGGCTTATAACTTTTCTTTTCAGCAGGTGTCAAAAAATGTCGGAGCCAAAAAAAGTATCGTTAGACCTGCGGTATGATGTCCCCCAAGACATTGGATTTCAAACCGATGGGAAAATAAAAAAAAGGTTCTTCGAGAGTAAAGACATTCCGCTAATTCTCGAATGTCTGTCTGAAAAAATGAAAGCAATGCACGAACCTGAAGAAGACATTATTTTTAAGGTGTTTATATTTGGGATAATGCCGGGGTCGCTGCTTGCTATAATGACATATAATCTATCATTTTGGGATGATGTAGAAAGTTTGACTTATACATATCCTGGCAGTATGCCGGAAGTTATTTTTTCAAAAATAAGAGATTAAGAAAGTTCACGGAGCCAAACAATGTCAGAAGAAAATAGTTATGAGGATCGATTATTAATTGCTTTTGAATCAATCGCGGAATCGCTTAAGATTCTTGCTGAAAAGCCCCCTGTCGCGGTAACTCTTGAAATTACCGAAGACATTCTGACCGAGATGCAAGCGAGGGAGATGCTGAAATGAGCACTCAGAAGAAGGACATCTGCCGGTTATGCCCGGCATGTAGACAGATTGAGAAGATCAGAGGGGGAAACCGGGCATGAGCGTAGAATCTCAAAAAATGGATATCCTTCTTAGCATGAAAAAGAAGGGCTACAATCTCAAAGATACTGAAGATCCTGCTGTTTTATCAATGGATCTTGGTTCTGGTTATACCCTGCTTGCAAGTGTAAAAAGGGAGTGGCTAATCAGTTTCGATGATGGTATCCAAAAAACAGAATATCAGATTGACTCTGTGAAAGTGCCGTTCACAAATTCAAAAGATGTGAACAAACTTTATAAAGAGTACTGTGAAGCCCTAAAAGCCGCTCTTGATGGGATCGAGGAACACCACGATGACCCCTCAGAACTCCCGCATGATGTACCCGAAGCAGTTGTAAGTCAGGAAGTCGAAGACGCTCAGAAAGCCTCAGAAGAAGCCGAGAAGCTTGCAAAGCTTGAAGCGATAATGGACGGAGAGGCAGAGCCGGAAACAAAGCCTGTAACAAGAGTACAGAAGCCCATTAGACATGAGAAGCATGTCCAGAGGATGCCTGCAACAATTCCAGAAAATATCAGATCAAAACAGATTGCAGCATTAACTCAGGATGAAATTAAAAACTACCTTTGCCCAACTGCAACCGATCAGGAAGCCTACATGTTCTTGCAGTTATGCCAGGCAAGAAACCTCAATCCGTTCTTGAATGAAGCATACCTTATCAAGTTCGGGAATAAAGCTACTATGGTAGTCGGGAAGGAAGCCTACATGAGAAGGGCTGAGTCTCACCCTGAGTTTGATGGATTCGAGGCAGGAATCATTATTAAAAATGATACTGGAGTGCTTGAGAGGCGTGAAGGCACTTTCTTAATGAAAGGCGAAACTCTTGTGGGAGGATGGGCTAAGATCTACAGGAAGGATAGAAGTAAGCCTTATGTTTCAGAGGTTTCTCTTGATGAATATAACTCAAAACAGTCTCTCTGGATTTCAAAGCCGGCTACTATGATAAGGAAAGTTGCTATAGTCCAGGGTAAAAGAGAAGCGTTCCCGTCTGAGTTTGGCGGTATGTATGATGCTGCCGAGATGGGCGGTGAAGTCATAGAAGCCGTTTACGAGGTGGGGGCGTGAATCCAGAAAACCTCACCCTCTTCCTTTCTCTCGCATCTGTTTTAGGTTATTGGGCAGTAATGGGTTTTGTGTATGTCACAAGAAACCCAAAAAAGGAGATGAAAATATGAGTATCACTCTGAAAAGAATGTGCGTGTCATTGCCGAATTGTACTCCCTGTAGAATAGTATATCCTCATATATTTAATTTTTGCATGGGGGCGTTTTAATTTGATAGATCTAGATCTTATAGAAGTAAAAGACGGGCTGCTTGTATCCAGCCCTGATAAAATCCTGATGAAAGCAAGGTGTCCTGAACTATTCCCTGAGAATCTTCAGGCATATTTCAATGATAAAAATAAAATCAACTGTAATAAAATTGATTTCGGGCTTGAGAAGGTAACTGTCAGGGATGAGGATAAGAGAGCGGTATTCAATACTGATTATTTTGATTATCTGAAGACTCTTGGGAAGATTGAATATTATTTGTCGAATGTGAAGTTGCCTTATGAAGATGGTGATTATTACCCACTGCTTGCGAAATATAAGTATGGGTGGGTAATGGTTTCGCCTTTGGAGGCTTAAACATGTTCGTTCAGATGGATAAAATAACATTCAAGAGCCTCCCCATATTTTACGAAAAAGAAAAAAGCGGGATTAAAAATAACACCGTCCGGCATCTCTCAAACACCGAAGCTCTAAAAGTGCGTGAAGCTGAACGGTTGTTTTTACATTCCGATCTTTTTATAAAAATAAAGAACACTGAAACCGGGGAAAGTTTTTGCCGGATACTCAGAGACATATCCACAAATGATGATGTAACTGTTTTTACATGGGACGAGCGAGAAGTGCCCGTTTGCTGTGTGTGTGGGAATCCTATTTACCCACTTGTCCGGGCTGATCTAAAGAAAGCAGGGATTGACGGATGCCGGATATTTCCGAGAGAGTTTTAAAAAAATCATGGAGCCAATAAGATGAGTGAATTTGATACGACTATGGTGAGGGATTTAGCCCTTGCTGATGAAAAGAGAAATACAAGAATCCAGAAATACTGTTCTTTTTGCGGGCAGCCTTCGAAGGGGGAAGAAATCACACTCAAAGAACAGGCTCTTTTGAAGTGTCTGTTAGGGCAATTTAATAATCTGTTTGGGGTGGAGTAATGTCCTGCAAATTCCGAAAGTGTTGTGGAGAATATGACCGACATTCTCCTTTTTGTTTGAAGCGAGGTGGGGCTTATTGTGGATCTTATAGGCAGTTTGTAAGGAGGGCTCGGTGATGCGGGCGACTGCTGCACTCCTGCGTTTTTGGTATCCCGAAGCAATCGAGAAGATTAAAAAGGTAATGGAGGCTGAAACTCATGCCACTGACTGAGAAAGAGCGTGAGAATTGGGAATTGTTTCGGAAGACGCACCCATCAGGGAAGGTAAATTCTCGCAACCATACACAAAAAATAATCGAGTTATCAAATAAGGGATTTACAACAAAGAAAATACGGGAGGAAGTCGGTGACCAGCTGGTAGAAATTAATACTGTGAGGATGTGGGCCAGAAGGAGGGGATTGTGGTAAATGGCCTCTAAAAAAACAATTCAAGCGTATGAAAGTGAAATTAAAGAACTCCATATGGCCCTTAAAGAATATCCTGATAATGAAATAATTCAATCCAAATTAAATAACCGTGTAGGGTCATGGGCAAAACTCATAAACATAACTATTTTTGCAGCACAAAATGAACAGTTACCGTGGGGGCAAGAGGATTTAGGTTATCCAGTAAGGCCCATGCTCTTAAAGGAAAAATCCGGAATTCAGCAGGTCGGTGACTATCAGGCATATTACTCAGCCCCTGGTTACGCGGGGTGGGTTGGCGTTCTCGTAGAAAGAAAAGGCGGTAAAACGAAGGGATGTGAAGACCTCTATTCTACTCTGATGGGTGCGGAGAACTGCGCGAGATTCTACAGAGAAATTGACCGATTCAAAGAGGACCCTCGCTTCACCCAGATGGTTATTATCGCGGAGTGTACGCTTAACGATTTTCTTTTGTATAATCCTCCTTTCAATGGGAAAGAGAGAAATATCAATCATATAGGAGCTAACGTGGAAGCTCGTCGGGGAAAGATAGCATCACTCTATACTCGTGTGATTCCCGTCTTGTTTGCAGGTACGCGCAAAAACGCCATCGAGCTTTACAAGAGCTTGATCAGGCAATGGCTAAGGCAGAATTATTCTTCAATATTAAAACTTGATGTAGTTCCCTACAATGACTATCAGGAGCTTCTAGATAAGAAGTCTATAATCGAAGAGAAGAAAGACAGGCTTGAGGCAGAGTACCAGGCGGTTTGTGGGGCATTGGGTGCTATCAATGAACCCCTTTAAAAAAAGGCCGTGTAATTACTGGAGCGTCTGCAGGCACCGAGACGATGAAAGCCCTACATG